CTTGCATCCGGACCCCAAAAGCCAAGCAGCAAGGATTCTCCGGAGGCTGAAGAGACTTAAGAAGTCCTTCGTTCCGCGCAAAGAATTCCTGAAGAAGTGGGCCGCTCTCCGCAACGCACTATACAAGACTGCCGAGTATCAATGCTTCCTGCACGAAGTGCGGATACGAGCCTCGTATATGTGCGTTCGCGGGTGCGGAAAGAAGGGACGACACGTTCATCACAAGATCCGCGTGTACGATGATCCGGATCTTTCTCTCGATCCCGACAACGGAGAGTTCCTATGTATCGCATGTCACAGGAAAGAGCATAAAAAATGAAAAAGGATCCACGACTTGCCCGCGCAGGAGTTTCAGGCTATAATAAGCCCAAGAGAACCCCTAACCATCCAACGAAGTCGCATGTCGTTGTGGCGAAGCAGGGTGACACAATCAAGACGATTCGCTTCGGACAGCAAGGCGTGACTGGTGATCGTCAGCCCACGAAGCGACAAGCAAGCTTCAAGGCGCGTCACGCGAAGAACATCGCGAAGGGCAAACTCTCTGCGGCGTACTGGGCCGACAAGGTGAAATGGTGATGCCAAAGGATTTCTGGGACAAGCCTAATCCGAAGAAGAAGAGCAAGAAGCTTTCTCCGGCGCAGAAGTCCGCTGCGAAGGCTCGCGCCAAGAAGGCTGGCAGACCGTATCCGAATCTCGTCGATAACGCAGCGGTTGCGAAGAAGCGTAAGAAGTAACACACCGCACCGAAACCCGCCGCCGAGCCGGCGGGCGCGAAGCGCGCCGGCGGGCGGCCCACACACAACTATCCGCCCGCACAGAACCATCCGAAGACGCACAGAAAGCCAGCCCACGCACCGCCCCGAACCGGCCCGCCGAAACTCGCCCCCACACCGAAACCATCCGGAGACGCACCGATGGCAGCCCTGGACGAACTTGATCTTGAGCAGCTTGTTCCTGAGACTCCGAAGGATGTTGTCAAGGAGACGATCAACAAGCTCTTCTGGATGTGGTACACGCAGAATGAGTACCGTGAACTTACTACTATCAAGCTCTGGATCTTCCGCAAGAAGCTTGCCGTCCGAGACTTGAAGCAAATCTTCGAGCTTCTCTTCGGCGCACCTATCCATGCCTAGGCAACTAGATCCAGATCCGGAAATTTTAGATAAGCTCACAGCATACGTTGCAGACGAGCTTATCAATCACAGAGCAGAGCGCGAGCATCTTCTTGACAGGTGGAATCGTGAGCTTCAAGATTTCTGGGCTGAGCCCTCTGCTGAGTCACCTGAGCTTCCTGTTACTGGCTTTGCTTCTATTATTGTTCCTCTTACTGCTATTGCTGTTGAAGCTGTTCATGCACGCGACATGGGACAGCTTTTCGGCCTTAAGGAACTCATTACGGTCGATGTCACGGAACAATACCAAGACGTAAAGCAGGGCCTTGAGAAGTATTTCAACCATGAATTTCTCAACACTCTAAGCTTCCGCTCCAAGGTCGAGGCTCCTCTTCTTCAGATGACGAAGAACGGAACCGGCATCATGACCGTTGGATACCGCGAAGTGAAGAGTTCCATCGTACGCACAGCGGACGGAACTGAGATCAAGGTTCCTGTTTATCGCGAGAAGGGGACCACCATCGACGGGGTGGACATCTCCGACTTCGTGATGCCGTTCTACGCTACTGAGATCGACCAAGCTCCTTGGGTTGGACACACTTTCCGCATCTCAGAGTATACTCTCAAGCAGATGGTCGCAGCTTCTCAGCTTGCCCCAGACGCTTACGAGAAGCTGAACGGTTACTACATCGGCGTCTCCATCACGAACAACAAGGTGGAAGCCGAGGTTCAGGAACTTACGAATACTGTTCCTGTTTACCCTTCCGAGATTGAACTGACTCGCGTCCTTCTGGATTTCGACGTAGATGGCAACGGAGAGGAGTCTGCCATCGAAGTCATTTTCCATGAGAACTCTCGCCAGATTCTTTCCCTGACTTACTCCGAGGGGCGTGACTACGAGAAGGGCGTGTACATGCCAATGGAGTATCGTTGGTATGGATACGGCATCGCAAAGCAGAACAATCAGTTCCAAGAGGAAGTGACCGCGCAGCATCGCCAGCGTCTAGACAACGCTACGATTGCAAACATGGCGATGTTCAAGGTCAAGAAGACTGCTTCTTGGATCAAGGATGATGAGCCTATCTTCCCCGGTAAGAAGTGGTTCGTCGAGGACATGGAAGATATTCAGCCCATGTTCATCGGAGATGTGAAGGCTTCTGCTTATAACAACGAGAATCAAGTTGTTATCTATTCTCAGCAGCGCACAGGTGTGAACGAACTCACTCTCGGCATGCCGAACGTCGGCACTCCGGGAACTGCGTCCGACTCTCTTGCAAGAGTTCAAGAGTCCAATCGCAAGTTCGATTACACTTACAACAACAAGAAGGATTTCCTGAACAGGGTTCTTTGGCGGGCGGCTCAGAGTATTATCAAGTACGGTCCTGCTGATCGTCAGGTCTTCTCCATCCTTCCGCAAGGCGCTGAGGTTCAGATCTATCTGCAAGACATCGAACGCTTGAAGAATAAGATGTTCTTCAATGTTCAGCTTGCGGGCGCGAAGAACAACAAGGTTCTTGATCGTAACACTTACACGCAGCTTGCCGGCATGCAAACTCAATACTGGGCACAGGTCATGGGGCTTGCACAGCAACTCCAAGATCCTAACCTAGTGCAAGACATGGCGAAGGCTGCGCTGCGGGCTGCCGATCAGATCAATCTTGAGATTCTCCGCGCATTCGACGTTCCTAATCCCGAGAAGCTAATCTTTAATTTTGATGCCTACCGGCCCACTCAGATACCTGCTGGAGTACCCTCCGCGCAGCCAGCAGCACCTCAAGGAGCTAATGCAGCTCCCCCAAGCGGAATCACTTCTGTCCTTGCTCCAAACGCTAGAATCGAAGCACCTAACGTCATTGCGCAAGGCGGATTTCCCCCAGGCTTATCACTTGCAGGGTAAGCTTGGTATCCTCGAAGAACTGCAAGCAACTCTAACTGAGGCGAAGGAACATGGACGTAATGCCGGACGCTAATCCGAGCGATCTCGATCAGCAGACTACGGATAACGATGCACAACTTGACAATTCTCAGGTAACCCCACAAGTTACACCTCAGGTTCCTGACATTGACTATCGTGCATTGTATGCTCAGTCTGTGCGTGAGCGGCAGCAGCGCGAGCAGGAGCTTGAGATGCTCCGTCAGCAGCAGCTCGCACAGAGTCAGCCCCGTGAGAATCTTGATGTAACGGATGCTGACATTGAGAAGCTAGGCACCGTCGAGACGATCTCTCGTATTGTTCGTAAGCAGCTTCAGGATTCGCTTGCTGACGTTGGTGAGATCTCCCGCGACTTCAAGCGTCAGAAGCAGCTTGATCAAGCCGAAGCTTCTTTCTATCAGCAGTTCCCGCATCTCTCTCAGTATCGCGACGTTCTTTCGTCCACCATTCGCGGGCAGCTTCAAAACTCTCCGTCTGTGGACCCCGGCACGTTTGCCACGCAGGCATTCGCGACTATCGGTTATTACACCGCGATGAACGCTGCGTCTCCACAAGTTAACAATCAGCAGCCCGTGTCTCAGCCTCCTCGCCAGAATCCTCCCACTCGCACGAACGGCGCTCCTGCTCCCACTTCGCGGACTGCTCCGCGTCTTTCTGAGCTTGAGCGTACTGCCATGAAGCGGGCCGGTTTCGATCCGAACAAGCGTGAGGATGTTGATTCTTTCTTTGCTATTGTTAACAACGACGAGGGTATTTCCGTATGACCGCTGCAACTAAGCCGACTGACACGGTTCCGAAGCCTACGGATGCCGAGATTCTTGAGTACAAGCGTAGGCTTTTCGAGACTGCTGATCGCTCCTACGTTAATGATCGTCTCATCGTGAACATTCCTGCACATCTTCACGGTGAGTGGATCGGCGTGGACGACTTCTCTCAGTTCCACGCACAGGCGAAGGGGTTCGTGGATGGCTCCGAGTTTCTTGAGGGGCACAACAAGCTCCATGATCGTCCCGATGGCAACGCCATTGGCGACGTGAAGTTCATGGTGATTCCTAAGTGGAAGCATGAAGCACAGCAGGAACAAGCCACTCTTATGTCTGAGCGGCAAAGTGGTATCAACTCTGATGTCGCTAATGAGCGGTATCGTGCCTATGCTGCACAGCTTGGGCTGGGAGTTGAGAAGGACTCTTCTGTTGGCCGTCGAATTTCTGGTTCTGAACTTCAAGGACACCTACCGAGGTAACAACAAATGGCTGTTGCACTTCCTTTTCGTCCTTCGCACGTTGAGGGCGGTGGCACCACTTCGACTCGTCACTATGTGGTGAAGAGTGGCGAAGACTTCATTATCGGTGCGCCTCTCACGATCAACGCTGGCGAGGTTGATGAGATCGACACGAACGATGTGACGATGATCGTTGGTGTTGCTGGCGCTGCTGATGGCTCGGCTTTCGGTTTCGATGCGGGCGATTCGCCTGTTACCGTGACTGGTCGTGCCGATACTGTGCCTGTGTTCGTTGCTGGCCGTGACGTTGTGTTTTATGGTCAGCTTTCCAACGGCACTTCTGGCCTTGTGACTCCTGACAATGCGAACGTCGGTATTGATTACGGGGTGGTTCGTCAGTCGGATGGCACTTGGACTGTTGACGAGGCTGATACTACGAACGTCGTGGTGACTATCATCGGCTTCGATACGTCGCTTGACGCTCCGGGCCGCGTCTACTTCAAGTTCCTCCAGTCCACCCTCTACGCTTAAAGGATAACACACAATGTCGATGATCCAGCAGCATCGTCTTCTTGCACGTCCTGGACTTCGCAAGGACTTCCAGGATACTGTTAAGAAGTTCCCTCTGATGTACAACAAGTATCTCAAGGAGGGGTCGCACAATCTTCCTGAGATCTCGGCTACTACGGTTGTGGGGCCGAACCGTCTTGTGCAGAGCCGTGAGCTTGAGCCTGTGATTTATCAGGAGGTCGTGTCCGGTCCGAAGGTCATGGCCGTTGACAAGACCTACAAGGCTGGCTACTTTCTTTCGAAGGAAGCCATTGATGATGATCAATACGGTAAGCTGAATCAGGGTGCGAAGTGGCTTGCCGAGGCTGCGATGTACACGAAGGAGTATGCGTCCGTTGCTCTGATTGACGATGCCTTCAACGGCACGAACTTCAAGGGCATGGACAATCTCTCCCTGCTGAACACCGCGCACACGCTGATCAACGCTACTACCACCGTTGCGAACCGTCCGACGAACGCCGTCTCGCTGTCCGTCGCTGGCTTCACCGCGCTGATGGATCTTGCTCGCAAGTGCAAGAACGAGAACGGCGATCCCATGGTGGTGATGCCGAACAAGCTCATGATCGCTAACGATCAGGGGCAGGTGAACAAGGCGTACCAGATTCTTGAGTCGTCGCTGGAGCCGTTCACGGCTAACAACCAAGACAATCCGATTCGTCGGAACTTCAAGCCGTCTGAGATCATCGTCAATCCGTACATGACGAATCTCTTCCACTACTTCATCTACGACAGCGAGCTGAACGACTGCCACTTCCTGAACCGTGAGGCCATCACGATGACGGATTGGTACGACAACGAGGTTGACGCTGCGAAGGTGAAGGCGCGTGGCCGCTGGATCATCTGGTTCTACAACTGGCGCGCTTGGTACGGCTCTAACGCGAGTGCTTGATCATGCAGACGCCTACTGGATTTTCTTGGGTTAATATCCGGGGCGACTCCAGCAACACTACGCCTAATGCTACGGGTGGTATCGTTCACCTCTTCACCGCCAGCAGCACTACGCTGCTGGTCGGTGATGCGGTCTACCTCTCCGGCGTTGGGATCGTTGACAAGTCTGCGACTGCTGCCAACTATGTTGGCTTCGTGGGCTTCGTTGTTGGCGGCGAGCAGAATGGCTATCGTACTGATGATGCTGTTGGTACGACTGCCGCTACCGCTGGTCGTCCTGTGATGGTGCAGATCTCTGGCGTTGCCCGTGCTATCGTTGGTGCTTCCGGCTTCACCGCCGGCACGAACTTCAACGCCGTTCCCTCTGCTGCGACTGCTGGCCGCGTCATTCCCGGTACGACTGCTGATCAGCGTCTGGGCGTTGTTCTCACTACTCAGGCCACCGCTGGCTCTGAGGTGAAGATCCTCATTCAGCACTTCTAATCCTCACGATGCGTATCCCCCTAATTGTAACTGCTCGCCCATCTGAGGATGTCAAGTATCCTCGTGTAACCCTGCGTTCGGGTCGATGGAAATTCTCTTCGAACCACGCCGATTCGTGCCTCCGGGTGAATACACCTGACTCGTCCGTGGGGTTACATGAGGACTTGGATCTTCCCTCCGCCACGCAAGTGTACATCTCTTGCGATAAGGCTGGCACCGAAACTTCTATTACGGTCTACGCATGCCTCTCACACTAGCTCTTCTCCGTGAAGACCTGCGTACGCATCTGGGCATGGACGTAACGGACCTAGACGACACAGATGCGGACAGGCTTCTTAACAGAGCATGGTGGTCAGTTTCTTCTCAGCTTCGATTCCGCGAGCGCGAAGGAGCAGTCACTCTTACTCTCACCGCAGGTACGCGAGCATACAGCATTCCCACTACGAACTCCATTCCTCTGGATGTGATTCAACGAGTAGTCATCCAGCCTACAGACGGCAGCACTTCGGACTGGGATTCGCTCATTAAGATCGACGACTGGAACATGTTCGAGATTCAGGATGATTCTACGGACATGCGCGGTCAGCCTACGAAGTATTCTACAAGAGAGCAACAGCTCATCTTCGATCCTGTTCCGGATAAGCAGTATCTTGCAAACATCAAGTACCTGAAGACGCTCCAAGACATTCAAAGCTCCGGACCTGAGGCACCTCAAGAATGGCATGAAGTCATCCTTTGGGGTGCGATCAGCCGGGGCTTTTTTGCTAGGGGCGACTGGAACCGTGGAACCGCAGCGCAGAACCAGCAAGCCGTCTTCATGCAAGTTCTCGATACGCAAGAAGACAAGAACGAAGAGGATCACATTTATAGTGGCCTTCGGGTCATTCGTCGGAGGTATCCGTAATGGCTTACGCCAACACGAATGGAGTTGATCCAACCGTTCCTGCTGGATCTGCTCCAGCGAACGTCGATGATGATATGCGAGATATCAAGATAGCTTACAATGAGCGTCTTGATGATGTCTTCGGTGTTACTTGGGCTACGGATGATCCTGTTCTTCCTTCGAAGATCAAGGGTGTAGCGGACTTCTACGGTACTGGAAAGCAGACCGTTCAACCTGTTGTCGATCTTGGAAATATTACGGGTACTGTAGCCGTTGATTTCGATGTGCGTGGAAACTTCATCAAGGCTACGCTTACTGGGAACGTGACGTTTACTGTTTCCAACATGCGTCCGGGCACATCGTATGTTTGGCTTCTTGCTCAAGATGGTACTGGTGGGCGCATAATCACTTGGCCTTCTGGGATTCGTTGGGCTGGTGGAACTGCTCCTACTCTAGTTACTACTGCAAATCGTGTGACTGTGGTTAGCGTCGTTCCTTACAGTTCGACTGTTGGCCTTGCTTTTCTGGGAGGCACGAACTTCAATGTTTCCTAGATTCGTTCCTTCTGCTCAACCCGGAGATATTACTTCTGTTACATGGAATACTTTGCAATGGGTATATACTGGAGTCGGAGCTTTTTATGACTTAGATATTGACGCTTCGGTTGACATAGCAAATATTTTTGTACCACAGAATCTACATCTTCAACTTTATCTTTCTGTTGGTTCTATTGGTTGGTATAACGTTTTTACTTCTGCTCAAACAGCAAGTGGGACTGTATCAATAGTCAACTCAGCTATCTTTACTTCAAGTAATGCTTTTTCATATACGAAGGCTCGTTTCATTCTTGAAGTTGGTGGGGTCTATGGAACACCGTCAGCCGAACAAATCATATGACCGCCGAAACTCCAACATGGGATATCATCAAGACCGTCATCGAGATTGCGATCATTCCTCTTGGAGCTTGGATCGTTAACAACTTGCGCCTTGCGCTTGAGGAACTTCGTACTCTTCGCACAGTCTTGATCGGCGTGGACGGAAAGAACGGTATGCGTTCACGCCTTCGGCGCCTAGAGCGCAGAGTGGAGAATCTTTCTTTGCAGCAAGCAGCAAGGCACGGCGAAGTACCAGAGCTTGAACTAGAGGAGGATGACTAGTGCTTGTTGATTTCTTGCCGCACATCCTTCAAGAAGAAGGCGGATACGTCAACGATCCGAGTGACTCCGGTGGCGCTACGAATCGCGGCATCACGCAAAGCACCTACGATCTGCACCGCGATGCTAAGAAGTTTGATCGCAGGCATGTTCTTTATCTCACGCTCGAAGAGACTTCCGAGATCTACGAAAAGATCTGGGTTGATTGCAGAGCAGACAGGCTTCCAGTCGGACTGAATCTCACGCACTTCGACTTCGCTGTGAATGCTGGGAACAAGCGCGCAGCAGTCACGCTACAGAAGTGCTTGGGAGTTAAGGAAGATGGAATCATCGGACCGGCTACGCTAAAGGCCGCAGAGGAAAAGAATGGAGAGGATCTCATCAAGGCCTACTCTGACGAGCGCAGGGGGTTTTACAGACGTCTCGCAGAGCGTCGTACAAAGGACAAGCGATTCCTTAGAGGGTGGCTCCTCCGAACAGAGCGAATGGAGAAACGAGCTATCGACGCCTACCGGAAATCAATTAAGAATAGCGGACCCAGTACGGTTTGAAGGAACTGTACAGTTCGCAGAACTTCCGGAGCAACCGCTTGAAGAGGTGGAACCTGGAGTTGTGATCGTAGATGCTTTGAATAAGACACGCTTTCACTTCTCGAATACTTCGAAGACTGTCATCACGAACTTCTTGTATGGCCAAGAAGGGCAAGAGATCATTCTTCTCGGAGAAGGGCACACAGAAGTAGCGAACAACGCGAACATCGTGAATCACTCTGCTTCTGATGTAAAGCTCACAACCGGCGCAGCTCACAAGTGGTGTTACATGCTGGGCAAGTGGAGGCAAGTCCTGTGAGCAAGCTTCGCATTCCCATCCTAGATGTACAAACTCCCGTCGAGCAGCCTCTCGTAGAGACTCGCATCACGGGAGGCATGAACTCGTATATTGATCCTGCGGATCTTCCGAATCCTCAGGCTTCGGTGTTTGCAAACGGACGCACGAAGGCTGACTTTACGAAGAAGGCTCCGGGCCTTACGACGCTCGCTGGAACTGTTCCGGATACGAAGCCCGTTCTGATGTACACACAATGGTATCGCTTCGACGGTACTACTGTGTTGCTTCGCTTCTCTGAGGATCGCGTAGATAAGTATTCCGCTGGAACATACACGCAGCTCACGGGCACGCTGAATGGCTCGGCGCAGGATGGCATTCGCTTCGTGCAGACTGCTGATGCTTCCAGCGATTACTTCATCTTCACGAACAACGGCGCAGATAAGATTCAAGTTCTAAACTCTACGCCTTCCAGCTTCGCTGCGCTTAGTGCTTCTACTACGATCAACACGAAGTATAAGTACATCTGCGCTTTCTTCAATCGCATCGTTGCTGCGAATCGCGTAGCCTCCGCATCGTCTCCCGTTTCTGCTGCTAACCCAGTCCTGATCGCATGGTCAGGAGATTTCAATTTTACAGAATGGAATCCAGCGAACGACATCTCGGCGGGCAGTACCCCACTTGTGGAAGCGCAGTCAGATTACGCGGACCCCATTACTGGGCTCTTCGGCTTCGCGTCGGTGATGCTGATTCTTCGGGAACGTTCTTTGTGGATTGCAACGAAGAGGCCTGTTGCCTCGAATCCGTTTGCTTTCCAGGCGGCTTTCCCTTATGTGGGCTGCGACACGCCAAGCTCGGCGACGCAAACGAGGAATGGTATTGTCTGGTATGATTACCGGACGAACCAAGTATATGTCTACGAAGTGGGAGCTTCTCCTCGTCCCATCGGAGATGCAATCAAGAATAACATCATTGGTGCAATCACGGATAGAGATCTTATCTGGGGTTCTTACGATCAGATTAACAACACATACTTCCTGACGATTCCTAGCACCACGACTACGAATACGCGAATCTTCCATTATAACTTCGATACGAATTCCTGGGGATATGATGACAAGGAATCTGCGTATGGCGTCTATCCCGTGGACGGTGGCGTCTCTCGCCTGAACTACGATCAGCTCACAGGAACGTACGCAGAACTTCAAGCTGCCGTCGCGACGTATGATGACATCGGCGTCACGGCTGCTTCTCCTCCGGTGAACTACATCGGCTACACGAACGGAGTTTTGAAGTACGAAGATCCTCAAAGCGATCTAGGCATTGAGCAATTCGATTGGCGATCCAAGATCTTCCGGATTCCTTCCGGCGATCAGATGGTATCTCGGCTCATGATTCTCTTCGAGCCCATTCGTACTGGATCGTTCAACATCACATATCGTAAGAACAACACCGGCTGGACGCTGTACAAGACTGTGGCCTTCGATGGAACGCAAGGTCGTACGAGGATGTACTTCACAAGGCTCGTCCGTGCTAACGAATATCAGTTCCGCATTCGCTGCTCGGAAGGGGACTTCAAGCTTCTGGAATTCAAGATCGACCTATCTGCAACTCCCGAGGACAAGAACGAATGAAAGTTATTTGCAAGGAACCAGAAGGCGAAGTGGAACGGACTGTTTGGCCTTTCTCCTTCACGCGAGAGAATACTCTCAAGCTTTATGAGAAGGCCAAGCAGTTTCCAGTTCTGTTCGGAAGACCTCTCAATAATCTTGAGGACTTCACTTCGTTCTTCATTACGCAGAACCTATCCGGTGACGCAGAGCCGATGGGCCTTATCTGGATCGTCGATGATTTCGTTGGCATGTTCTATGTTAACGACATCACGGACACAGAGGCGAACGTGCATTACTCTTTCTTCGATAGACGACACAAGGGAAGAGATGGACTCGTTCGCGCTATGGCTCAGAGGCTCTTCGATGACTACAAGTTCGTACGACTAAACGCATACATTCCTACTTATGCTGGCCTTCGTGTCCGCTTGTTCGTAGAGAAGTGCGGATTCAGGCTAGAAGGAAGGAAGCGGAAGTCAGCATGGTGGAAGGATCGTTGGTTCGATACGCATTTATTTGGACTTCTTCCGGAGGATTTGAAGGATGGGAGCTAAGACTAAGCAAGTCGGAGGTGGGACTGCAACGGGAACTGCAAACAACTGGAATCAGTTTCTGAATCAGCAGCTTCAGGGTGGCATGGCGCAGGGCATGAATAATGCACAGCAGCCCGGCATGCAGCAGCAAGGATTCCAGCAAGCTCTTGGCGGTGCGCTGGGTGGCCAAGGGCCTTCGGATGTATCCGGTGCTGGTGGGCTTTTGCAAAAGTATTTTCAGGGTGGCGGCGGCGGAGGCATGGCGGATCTTTCTAAGTTCGGTACGCCTCAGACTGCACAGACGGCGCAAGTTGCGGGTACTGGACAAGCTGACTTGAGTGGGTTCGGCACGGCTGCACAGGCTGGCGGTACTGGCATGACGAATCTCTCTGGCTTCGGCAACGCAGCGCAGAGCCAGTTCAATACGCAAGCTCCTGTTACGAGTCAGTTCAATGATATGCTCATGAACATGATTCAGCAGGGCGGGCAGCAGCAAGGCCAGTCTGGTTTCTCTGCTGCGTCCGCTGGTGGTCAAGTTCAGATGACTCCGCAGATGAGCTATCAGCAAGCGTATGGTACGCTCGGCGAAGATCCTCTGATGCAGCGTCAGGCTGCACTTGCGCGTGCGGATCAGCGGGCCCGCTTTGGCGCAGAGGGTGCGGGTGCGCTTGGTACTGGCGCTCAGTACGCCGAGTCGAATCTGAACGCGGAGCTTGCTGCGCGTGATGCTTCGATGCGTCGTCAGCAGGCAATGCAGCTCATGGGCCAGGATCTTGCAGGGCAGCAGGCTCTTGCTAATGTTGGCTTGCAGAATCGCGGTCAGGACGTGCAGACTGCAATTGCTAACATGCAGGGCGGTTTGCAAGGTGCGCAGAATGTTAACTCATTCAACACTCAGAATATGGCAAATCTTCTGGGTGCTATTGGGCAAGGTCGCGGTCAGGATCTTAGCACAGGTATGCAGCAACTCCAGCTTGGCGCACAGCAAGGTCAGTTCAACGCTGGTCAACAGAACGCTATGCAGCAAGCGATGATGAATGCTCAACTGCAAAATCAGCAGATGGGCAATCAGCAGGGCCAGTTCAATACTGGCCAGCTGAATCAGATGCAGCAAGCTATGCTGAATGCACAGCTCCAGAACCAGCAGCTTGGCAATCAGTTCGGTCAGTTCAATGTTGGGCAGCAGAACCAGATGAACCAGTTCAACGCTGGGCAAGGCAATGCGATGCAGCAAGCCATGCTGCAAGCCCAGTTGCAGAATCAGCAGATGGGGAATCAGTTCGGCCTTGGCATGCTGGGCCAAGGCATGAACATGAATCAGCTTGCGGCGCAGCAACAGCAGAATGCTTTGAACCAGATGTTTGGTGCGTTTGGTCAAACGAACCAGCTCGGCACTCCGCAGGCTCAGATGATTC